ACAATATAAGCAAGCGATTGTTTGGTTGCTTTTTTTATGGTCGTTAGTTGCTCGAGCATTTCAGCCGAGGGGTTGAATTGAATACAATTTTTTCTAAGGACTTTTTGTTTTTTATTTATCATGTTGTTTAAATTAGTTGTTAATAAATGGGTTGTTTGGTGGTGTCGTTGCTCTAGTTTTTATTCTTGTTTAATTGGTGCTTATTTAAACATAAAGTAGAAATCGCAAGCCACGCTAGCCAATTTTCAGCTTCAGTTTGATTTTTAAAAGAATTGTATTTCTCATTTATTTTTTTTTCGTTAAGCAAGCATTCCATTCTTTCTGATAGAATCTTTTCCATTTTTTTTAAATTCATATATTTTTTTGTTAAATTAATAAAAGCGGGTTTTTTTTGGTGTCGTTAGTTAATCGTTTTTAAATAAGTTGCTAAAGAATATTTCGTCGCTCGTTTCATTGTATATTTTTAGTTGAGCTTCAAAAAATGTTAAAACCTCTTTTTCTGTAATGCCAAAAAATTTAGCACCTTCAACTGCTCGATCTAAATCAGAAGAATCATAAAAACATTCATAACTAAGCAATTGATCCATTATGATTTCTTCTTTTGTATAGTTTTTTAGAACTTCTGCTTTATAATCTTTTACTTGTTCTAATTTTTTTCTGTTTATTTTTTTCATATTTTTTTTAATTTTAGTTAATAAATCGGGTTTTTTTGTGATTTTTATTTTTACCAATGTTTTTTTTGAGCAGTCGCGATATAGCCAGCACTTAGCCCGCCAGTATCTTTAATGTTATAAATTCGCTCGGCAATCTCTAAGGCTCGCTGATGAGTAGTTGCCAAAACAATTGCTTTTTTGTTTTTGATGCTTCGCAATCTGCGAAGATTGGCACCGTAACCAACATAATATTTTGCTACAACTTCAAATTTGTTTAATTTTAAAGCGATTATCTGATTTTCTGAATTTTTGATAACATTTGGATTTTTCATATATTTTTATTTTTAAGTTAATAAATCGGGTTTTTTGTGTGGTGTTTGGTCTAATTATTTGCGATATTTTAAAGATTTAAGTTGATAATATCGCTCATTTTGATCATCATAATCAGCTTCTAAAAAATTATAAATTCTACTAGCTGTTTTATTTTTAATTTCTTGATTAAATAAATTTTCAGCTACTTCGCGAATGTGTCCAATTTTTTCGTCTTTAGTTTCTAATTCGTAATAATGCTCGTCTCTAGCAGATGAATAATTGAAAAAATTTTCTAAATCTTGTCCGCAAATAAAGCTTGCAATTTCGTAAGTGATATATTTCATATATTTTTTGTTTAAGTTAATAATTAATAATTTTTAATAAAGAATAATATTTTTATTAAAATGTTATTCCTTTTTAAATTTAAAAAAGTTTTGCTTGTTTTAAATTTTGTGTTATAAGCCAAATCTTGCATATTTTTTATTGATTAAAATTGTCAATAATATTTAATAAAATTGATTCTTTTAAACCTTTCAATAAATCAATATATTCTTCAAAATTTTCAGGTTCTTCGTAAAATAAATAGTTTGTGTTAAAAGTTAAATCAAACAAAGTTATTTTATCTCGATTAAAACAATTTAATAATTTTTGTTTAATTTCTTCGTTCATATATTTTTTTTATTTAAGTTAATTAATTAAATTTTTATAATTGGATTTTCTGGAAACAATATTAGCAGTAAAAAAATAACATGTCAAGAAATATTTTAATAAATTGTTAAGATATTTATAAAATGTTGATGAAGTCAATAAAATCAATGCTCCAAGCAGTGTGTCAAAATGGATTTATAAGAAATAATTTAAAAAAAAATAAAAATATTTTAAAAAAGATTTGTGAATTAAAAGCTATTAAGAATATTATAAAATAAATAAATTATTGTGAAATAATATGTAAAAAATAGTGTCAAGAAATATTTAAAAAAATTTAATAGGATTAATGAAAATGTATCAAAATAATAAAAAGGCTCTCGAGCTTACTCTCCGTAGTAAACTTGATTTTTAAAATAATTATGCTAAAATCTATTTTGACAAATTTTAAAAAAAATTTGAAACTATTAAATTTTAATAGATATAAATAAAAATATTAAAAAAAAAATATTACATACAGGAATTTATGAAATAAATTCCGACAAAAAACTTGCTACAAATGATTAATGATATTTTAAAAATAAATACTAAATACAAAAAAAATAAAATTAATCATGCATTGAAAAACTATTAACTTCTATTAAAATATAAAAGAAAATTTGCAGGAAATGAAAAAAGGGGTTGACTTTAAACGGTTGCTTGCATAACTTTTAATAGTCGCGCGCGACTTCACTTAATAATAAATTTTATGTCAAATAATTACGATTTAATAGATATAGCTCGAAGAAATGAAATAATTGAAAATAAAAAGCAAGAAATTTTTGAAGATTATAAAAATAATTTGCTTAGCTATTCGCAGTTAGCTAAAAAATACGACTTAAAGTTATATGACATACTAAAAATAGTTAATAGCGAAGAGTTTAAAGAAGAAAATCAAAAGATATTAGAAGCAAGAGCGGTCAATTATGTTAATCAAATTGGCGAAGAGATCGAAAAAATAAGCGAGGATTCAAGCAATTCTTTTGTTGCAAAACAAAAATTGAAAGTTGAAAATCTAAGATGGCTCGCAAGAACTACATCGCCAAAAATCTTTAATGAAAATTATCAAATTGCGATGATTAGAAGTGAGCAAGAAAGCAATCAGCATCAGCCAATTTTTTTAATTCCCGCGAATTTCTCAAAAGAAATTAACAACACTTAATATATATTAATGACTAATATTAACAAACAAGAGTTAATAATTCCTTATAATTATACACCGCGACTTTATCAATTAGGGCTTTGGTCTGCAATGATTGACGATAAAAAAAAACGGGCAATATATGTCTGGCACAGACGAGCTGGCAAAGATTTACTTGCATTAAATCGCATTCTTTATAGTGCTTGTTTTGAAGCAATAGGCACATATTGGCACATATTCCCGAGTTATGCACAAGGGGCCAAATCAGTTTGGCAAGAAACAAATTCGGAAGGTCGCAAATATATTGATTACATACCAAAATCTTTAATTGCCAAAAAAAATGAGAAAGAATTAAAAATCACTCTTAAAAATGGGTCTATTTATCAAATTGTTGGCTCTGATAATCCCGATAGTCTAAGAGGTGCAGGCATTAAAGGGGCTGTTTTCTCTGAATATGCTGAACAAGACCCGAGGGCATGGGGGACAATTCAACCGATGTTATTGGAAAATAACGGCTGGGCAATGTTTAATTTTACTCCAAAGGGACAAAATCATGCTTATGAACTATTCAAGATGGCTCAAAAAATGCCGGAGGTCTGGCACTCTGAAATTAAGACAGCGGAAGAAACGGGAGTTTTTACAAGCGAGCAATTAGAACAAGTCAAAGCGGAAATATTAAGCGAAGGCAAAACATTAGACTTTTTCAACCAAGAATTTTTATGTAGTTTTAACAACCCGATTGAAGGGGCTTATTACTCTAAGATAATCGATGACTTAGAAAAACAAGGAAGGATTGGCAATTATCCTTGGGAGCAACAACTCCCTGTCTTCACTTTCTGGGACTTAGGGGTTGGAGATGCAACTACAATTTGGTTCGCTCAATTTATCGGCAATGAGATAAGGATTATTGACTACATCGAGGACAACAATAAAGGTCTTAATTCATATATCAAAGAAGTAAAAGACAAACCATATATTTACGAGCAACATTTTGCACCGCACGATATACAAATAAGGGAATTTAGCAACGGCAAATCAAGGCTTGAAACGGCAATGGAGCTTGGTTTAAGATTTATGATTGCCCCTAAATTATCAATCGAAGATGGAATTGATGCAGTTAGATCAATATTGCCTAAATGTTTTTTTAATGAAACAACAACGAGAAGGGGCTTATTGACTCTTAAAAATTACAAAAAAGAGTTTGACAATAAAAACAATGTATTTAAATTACAACCAAAACATGATTGGGCTTCTCATGGGGCTGATGGGTTTAGATATTTGGCGGTATCTTATCGTAAAGATATAGCTCAAGCAACACACAAGCCAGACTATGCAGAGCCTTGGAAATTAAATTATAGGTAAAATATGGGATTAGGTAAAAAATTTAAAAGATTCACTGGTGCAATTGGTCAAGCTACTGGTCAATTAACAGGGAGTAAAGCAATTGGAAGAGGAGTGGCAATGGCAACTGGTGCCGCTTTAGGTGGTTTAGCTGGTGGAGTGCCAGGAGCTATAACGGGTTCAATGGGCGGTAATGCTGGTTATTCTGACATTGGCAAAGAAATAACGGGAACTAAAAATGCTATAGCACAAGCAGAATCGCAAGCACAACAAACAAGTGCATTAAATGCACAAGTTGCGGAGGAATCAAGATTAAGACTAATCAGCGAAGAGGATTTAAAGCGACAAGAAGAAGAGTTAAAAAAAAGAACCACTTTTGCGGGTGCATCTATGCAATCGATTAACGAACGAAGAAAATTATTAGGAGCTTAAAAATGGCTGATAAACAAATTATTGAGGATTTAGATAATTTATATAATGATTTATTGACTATCCGCAAAAACTATGAAACTAATTGGCAAGACACGGCAAAGTATTTTAGACCAATTAAAACTGACATTACAAGCGACAAAACACAAGGCGACAAAAAAGATTTATTTGTTGCTAATGATTCAACTATGGTTATTGCTCTTGAAAATTTTGCCTCCATTCTCAATGGAACTTTAACCAATAAAGCAACTCCATGGTTCACAATCAAAGTTCAAGATGAAGAATTAAAAAATGATGATAATGTTGTTGAATATTTAAAAAGTGTATCAGATAAAATCTGGAACATATTATATGACTCTCAAACAAATTTTGAAGATTCGCACAGCGAAAATTTAAAAGACTTTGCAACATTTGGCACAATTGCTTTAAAAATAGAAAAAAGTAAAACAAGTTTAATAAATTTTAAGCCAATCCACATAAAAAACATTTTAATTGCTGAAAATGATGAAGGCAAAGTTGACACTTGCATTTTGTTAATGAGAATGACCGCAAAACAAATTGTAAATAAATTTATTGATGGCGATATTCACCCCGATATTGAAAAAAGTGCTAAAGAAAAACCTAATACTAATTATGATATTAGGTTTTACATAATGCCACGAGAAGAGCGGGACAGTACCAAAATTGATACCTTAAACATGCCATTTAAAGGCATTTGGTTTGATGTTAAAAATAAAAAAATTATTAGTGAAACTGGTTTTAATAGCTTTCCAATCGCAATTGGTAGAAGTCCAAAAGGCACTGATGAGGTTTATGGGACTGGTCAAGCCATGTATGCCTTGCCAGATGCTAGAAGTTTAAACAAAATTCAAGCAGATTTTCACGAGTCAAACGAAAAAGCCCTAAACTCGCCAAAAATTGTAAATGCTCAATTTGAAAAACAATTGAATTTACAACCAAGTGCAATAAATTACACAAAATCGCCCGTAGCCTATGGAAGAGCAGTTGAATCAATTTATGATGGCAAAGGAATTAGCTTAGCTTATGATTTAATTGTTCAAAAACAAGAAAGCATTAGAAAAATTTTCTTTTTAGATAAATTATCTGTTTTAGACGATCCAAGAGCCACCGCCACTCAAATCCTAGAATTAAGAGCAGAAAGTTATAGAATCATGGGAAGCATTGCTACTTCATTACAACAATATTTAGAATCAATATTAAATAGGGTTTATGATATATTGTTTGAGCTTTCTTATGCTCAAGATGGCAATTTTACATTATTGCCAGATGCACCATTCCCAGAAATGCCCGAAAAAATGAAAGGCACTATTGATGAAATAACGGGCAAAAAAACCTTTCCTAAAATGAAAATTGAGTTTATTAATCCAATAAACCAAGCAAATCAACTAGGTAAAAACAATGCAGTTGATGTTTATTTATCGTCAATCATGAATTTAGCACAAGCCAACCCTTCAATTTTAGATGTTATTGATTTTGACCAAGTGGCTAGGACAAAAGCCGATATTTTGCAAATTGATCCGAAATTAATTAAAAATCAAGAAATAATTGACCAAGAAAGACAAGCAAGGCAACAGCAAGTAGCACAACAACAAGAAATGTTAAATGCCAACACCGAAGCAAGCACTTTAGCAACAATGAAACAAGCGGGGTTATAATGACAAATGAAGAATTAGAACTATATAAACAAAAATTAGAAGAAAGGCACCAAGTTTTTAATGATGTGTTTAATTCGCCATCTGGTCAAGTTGTCTACAAAGATTTAAGAAATTGTTTAGTTGTTAATCCAGAATTAATAACTAATCAAATGACAAATGATATTGAAAAATCGGCTTTAATTCAAGTAGGAATGAGGGTTGCCTTTCAATATATTGACAATTACTTAAATTATAAAACAATCAAAAATTCATAAATTATGACAATAGAAAATCAAACTACTACTCAAGCAATTTCTACACCTGCACCTCAAGAAAACACACAAACCGCACCAATTCAACAAAACACAACACCAAGTTTTGATTTAAATTCTTTTTTTCCTGAAGATATTAGAAAAGATGCCGATTTTGAAAGGCTTTCTAAAAATTTTCCTAAAGATTTACAGGCGATTGCAAAAGACTATTATCATAAAAATAAACATTTTGGCAAAGCTCGTGATGTTGTAAAAGCTGAAATTGAGGCTGAATTGAAAGCAACTCAACAATTTAAGCCAGAAGATTATCAAATTCAACTTCCTGAAGGCTACACAATTGAGGATAATATCATAAACACAGCTAAAGCTAAAGCTTTAGAGCTTGGTATTAAACCAGATGTAGCACAACAATTTCTTAATAGCATTTTTGAAGCTGATAAAACACTAGAAATAGAGTTAGAAAAAAAACAATATGAAGCTAACAAACAAGCCCTAGAAAATATTAAAAAAGAATGGGGTTTTGATTATGAACAAAGGGCAGATATTGCCGAAAAAACTTTAATGAATTATGTATCGCCTCAAGAAATGGATTTTATCCATACTTTGCCACTTAATCAAAAAATTATTATTTCAAAAATAATGGATAAGGTAGCTTCCAAAGTTAGCGAAGGTTCAATTGGCAATAATCTAAAACAAGTTTCAAAATCGCCAGAAGAAATGTTTAATGATATATTAAATGACAAAACACATCCTTATCATAAAGGGGATTTAAAAGCGGTTAATGAAGTCTTTGAAATGTTAAAAAAACCATATTTACAATAAATGTTAAATTTTATTCCATCATTAGTAGATTTTCAAAACCTTGCAAAAAACAAAAATATAAATTTTTTTGAAATGGAAACAAAGGATTATGAAAATTTAGATCGTGAATATTCAGGACATAAAAAAATAATAAATTCTATTAATCGTGCCATAGAAAATCTCTTAAATACACTTAACATAGATAAAAAAAAAGTTTATGCACATGTAAATATTCAAACTAATGAATCTCAAGATAAAGACAAAAAAACCATTACATTTAAAATTAAAGTTAATTATTTTGTTGACATTTAAATTTAATATTATATTTTATAGTTAAACATTGTCCGATGTAAAGTAAAAGGGAGCTTATAAAATAAGTCTTTGAAATTAAGGGTAGCAATTAGGAGGGAGCAATCCCCGATTTTTATTATTTTTAAATTCAAAATTTATTTTATATGACTCAAACAGCCGATCTTTTGGCAGCAACAATTGCCTTTAACACCAATTTAAGGGAACTTACCCAAAAAAGCACTTCATTACTTGAAAGCACCCTTGACAATACCACAATGAATACCAATTTTGAATATTTTGACAGAATTGGAAGTGTTGAATTGTTGGTTAGACAAGGCAGACACTCCGATGTTCAATATACACCAACTGAATTTTCAAGACGATCAATTCAAACCGTAGATTATGAAGGTATGGATTATATTGACGAACAAGATTTACAAAGACAAATGGTAAATCCTCAATCTTCCATGTTAGCAAATTTTGTAAAAGCCGCTAACAGAAAAAAAGATCAAATCATTATTGATGGTTTACTTGGCTCTTCACAATCTGTAGATAAATCGGGAGCTATAACAAATGTTCCTTTTGATACTGC